GTCTGCCGATAGTGTTGCTCCAACGGCCGAGATGTTGCTTGAGAATGTACCGCTGACAGCCGAGAGGTCGCCCGAGAGTGTGGCATCAACAGCGTCAATGTCACCTGAGAAGGTGCCGTCAACAGCTGAGAGGTCACCTGAGAAGGTGCCGTCAACGGCTGAGAGGTTGCTCGAGAGTGACAAATTTGAGCCTGTGATGTCGCCATCAACGTCGAGGCTCATTAGAGCGTGAATGTTGTCTGCAAACTCAGCAGCGCCTGAGACGTACAGTGCTTCCTGTGCGTAGAGAGCAATTTCGAAATTACCGGCAGCAGCCTCTGTGAAGCTGTCTGCACCGTGGATGCGCTTAATTGCTGAAGCCATGTGGCTTAGCATTACGCCGAGATCACCAGCCTCAATTGCTGTAGAAACTTCTGCGCTGTGATCATCACGAATCTGACCTTCGCCTGCACCGATTGATCCGGTCATCTGCGAGAGTCTCATTTTTGTTGTAAATGACATATAGTCTCCTATGTTAGTGTTTAACAAAACCCTACATGACAAAACTATACGACTTCAACATTTCCAATTAGGAAAACTCACCGACCAGCGGCTCAATTTTAAGTATTCTCAAAAAAGTATTTTATAAAATTTTTTTTATTTTTGTACGAGCACTTGCTGCTTCCGCAGGATGCACATGTCATGCAGCCCTCTTGATAGACTAGGTCTTTGCTGCCGCATTCAGAACATGTCATACCACCTGTCTTTGCCCCATCAGGAATATACCCCTTAAGAACTCTTGAAACAACTTTTGAGAATGAGAACATATCAGAGTTCTTGTCTTTCTGGATCTGCTCAACAATATACTGGATGGGAACTTCATGACGCAGGGCTAGTGACACCGTTCTAGAAAAGGCACCCTGGGTGGGATTATCAAATAAATTTGCAATGTCCTTGAACACTAGATTCTCATCATCAACGGGCACATGTAGATTATATGTGGTGATACCATCACGCTTGCCGTTTTTGACAATGCTGCCAGTCTTATACTTCTTTGGAATCTCAATACTTGTAGGAATTCCACAGAAAACTTCATATGGCTTACCGTCAAGCAGTCCTACAAGAACGAGCCAAGGCTGTGACTCACCTGATGCATCTCTCACATTTGCTCTATGAATATCACAAGAGAGAGCCTTGGGACGCTTAGGTGCTGTACGCTCCTCTTGCTTTTTATTTTCCTTCTTGGGCTCATCTGTTGCAACTAGAACACCCGTTCTACAGCCGTCTCTATAGACTGTAAATCCTTTGCAGCCAGATGCCCATGCTCGAAGATAGACATCATTGACTGTCTCCTTTGTTGCAGAATTAGGGAGATTACATGTCTTGCTAATTGAGTGGTCAATCCAGCGCTGTGCAGCAGCTTGGATATCTACAGACTTCACCCAATCAATGTCATTGGCAGTGCCGCCCCAGTATGGAGAATCTTTTGGATCGGACTTTCCTGTCACATCCATCCACTTCTTAAACCAGTGATGATAGACCGTGTACTCCTGCCACTTGTCTCCCATAGGATCAACATAGTCTACGCGAGATGTCAAATCACCCTGCGTAATCTTGCGGCGGCGCTTATATGACAAAAGGAATGCCGGCTCAATTCCTGAAGTTGTTCTTGTGAGGCAGGAAACCGAACCAACAGGTGCAGTCGTCGTCAAAGCAATATTGCGTCGTCCTGTCGATTGCCACATTTGAACAGCGTCATCACCGACAGAGTTCATGACCTTTGTAAGGTACGGGTGATCTTTCTCTCTCTCATACTCAAAGACAGGGAAAGCGCCGCGCTCTTTTGCCAGCTGGAGCGAAGATCTATGAGCACCAACTGCCAACGCCTTGTAGATGCTTTCAGTCATCTCAATAGATGTGTCATTGCCGTACTGGACATTGAGTGCAGCGAGTGCATCACCAAGCCCTGTGACTCCCAATCCTGTCCTTCGACCGTTAAGACCAGCTGCTCGAATTTTCTCCCACAGATCAAGCTCAATTTTCTTTACGTGAGTCGGCTGTGGGTCATTCTTGATCTTCGCAAGAATTCGATCAACACACTCTACCTCAAGATCAACAAGATCATCCATGAGACGCTGTGCCTTCATCACAACGCTATTAAATCTATCAAAATCAAATTGAGCGCTGTCTGTAAAAGGATTATTGACAAAAGAAGTAAGATTGACGACCATTAGACGACATGAATCGTAAGGACTGAGCGGAATCTCGCCGCAATTCTTTACGCAGATGCCAGAAGATTCGATGAAATTATCATCGGAATTTGAGGTTATCACAAAATAATTGTGATTGTCATCGACTGTAATGTTGAAGACATCTTCAAAACCAATAAATTCAACAGATGCGACCTTGTGATTTCCAATGACACAGCTTTTGAAGTTGCTAAAGTTTCCAAATCTAAAATCATTAGAAATGTGAATCGGTGCACCAACGGCCTTAGCATGAGCTGTCCATGACTTGCTAGTAAACTTTCCATCGCGAGCATAGATCTTCTGGCCTTCAGAAATTAAATCTTCATTTGTGAATCCGCTAAACCTTCCATTTGATGCTCCTGGGTGTGAAGCGAAGTTGTGCTTCCACATGTCATCCATCTTGTGGTAGGGATTATTCTCGCCTCTCATCTTAGCGGAGTGAAGCTCGCGATGATCTTCATGAAGAAGAACAGACAAGTTTTCAATTCGATCGTTAAGACTGTTAAAATCTAGATGGTGGATTGCATGAGTTTTTGCATTAACGGGACCGTTGAAGAACTCGTGAATGAGACGATACTGGCGTCTATTTCTAAATCCGTCACCTTTGAGCTTCTCTCCCGTGTTGCAGATCTGTCTGTAACCGTTTGAATTAAAGGAGTTAAAAGGAACAATGCTATCACCGGGCTTAAGCTCAGATAGTGGAACATATACTAGATCCTTGCGGAGAATCTTGTGATCTGGTGTGGCACGAAGGGCTGATCCATCATCCAGTGTTAGTTTCCAGACCTCTCTCTTTTCACCAGTAAGGCGAGGGTTTCTTCCCATCTTTACGACAGTCTTTCCTGTCTTGAGATCGGTTGAATAGACAGGAACATCTAGACCCTCTTGTGCAAGAGATGCAATGCTCACAGCATTTCGACCGTCAGCAACAGCGATAAGAGAGTCTCCTGTGATGCAAGGATTCGTTGAAATTGTCTTATAGCCTACATCTCGATAGCAGTCTACGATACCTTGATTTACAACTGTGTCCCAGAATAGGGCGCCTGGCTCTGCCGATGTCCATGCTGCATCAACAAATTTTTCCCAAATCTGTCTTGCATTAACTGTCTTGCAAATTTCTGCGGTTTCAATCGATGACTCAACAGGCCACCGAAGAACAAAATCAGCATTTGATTCAATCGCGCGCATAAATTCATCTGTGAAGCGAACAGAAATGTTGGCGCCCGTGACCTTCTTGAGATCTCGCTTAATATCGATGAAAGTTTCAATCTCAGGATGTCGACAGTCAATAGTGAGCATTAGGGCCCCCCGGCGCCCACCTTGAGCGACTTCACGTGTCGAATTACTAAAGCGCTCCATAAAGATGCCAATGCCGTCAGTTGTCCTAGCAGCGTTTGTGGTCGGCTGTCCCTTTGGACGTATTGTAGACACATCAAAGCCAACGCCACCGCGGCGCTTCATAATCTGAACTTGCTCCTGATCGGAGAAGAGAATACCGCCGTAAGAATCGTGGGGCTGGTCGATTACAAAGCAGTTAGAGAGAGACTGGAGTTGGTATGGGTTGCCAATACCTGACATGGGTGAGCCCTGGGGCACTACATCTTTAAAATCCTTGAGTAAGTGATAAATCTCATCTTCGCTCATAGGATTCTTGTATTTGCTCTCAATGCGAGCAAACTCTTTTGCTAGTCTGCGGTGCATCTGATCAGGGTTGGTCTCTAGGAGATTACCTGCTGTGTCTCTAAGTGCGTACTTCATAAAGACATCAGGTGCTAATTCATCACCCTCGAAGTATTCATTTGTCTCTCTAAGAGCCTTCTCTCTAACTGACTCTGTCATAAATTTCTCCATCATATTATTCAGGGCTATTCAATTCGTTCCACTTCTTACGTAGAAGTGTCTTGGTGTCAGAAGCATCTTGACTTACTGCTTCACCCAAGGTTAGTTGATTCTCGTCCAGTATCTCTATTTTAGAGCGACCTGTGTCAATGTGAATAGGAAAAAGAATGCCGTCTTTTCCTGCTCTGTTCTTGGCAACAAAAAGTCTTGCTGCGCCTGTCGCTTTTTCAACAGCTTTTCTAGAAACAGAGATGACTACGTCAGCAACCATCGCCTTTCCATAGGCCTCAGACATATTTTCGAGACCAACAATATTAGAATTTGCCGAGTCTCTATTTGCCTGAGAGGCGGTCCAAATAGGCACATTCATTTCCATTGCCATGTTTCTAAGCTCTTCATAGATGAGCTTTAACTCATGACGCATCGAATCATAGCTTCTTGTCGATCTCATGACGTCTGCATAGTCAACCATAATGACGCCAGGAACAAAGCCTTTCATCGAAAGTTTTTCAATATGATTTCTGAGAGTCAAAACCGACGCAGATCCTGTGGGAAATTCTTTGATAATTAAACGTCCCAAATCATGATCTTGATAGCGTGCCTTTACGATTTCTTTATTGTCCTGAACTTCATTGCTATTCATGTCACAAAGATTCGAATCGTATCGAAGACCGACATTGGTCTCTGAAAGCTCAAAGGTGTAGTGCAGCACATTCTTGCCTGCTCTCATAGCATTCGCACCAAGCGCAACAAGAAAGTGACTCTTTCCAACGCCGGTATTGGCAGTAATAACACCGATTTCACCTTTACCTAAGCCACCCTGGAAAATCTCTTTGCTGTCAAGCTTTGCGAAACCTGTTGGACAAACAATACGACGCTGCTTTACAAATCGAGCCTCCATGTCACCAAAGAAATCATGTCCTACAGAATTAGGCATGCCGACAGCAACAGCATTCTTCATTAGACCTACGACGCTCTCGAATTTGTCAGTAGAGATTAATTCTACTGCCTGCTGGAGTGCATCCTTAAAAGCCTGCCGCTTGCAAAAATCTAGACTCTTGTCTTTGACATATTGCAAGTCTGCCAAGTTTGGATTCGACTTAACACGATGCAAAAATTCAACAATTTGATCTCTCAGAATGTGATCAGTCTCGGAACCTGCGGCCAAATCCTCCTTGACAATTGTTGCCAAAAGCCCAAGTGTTGGAAATGTGCGATACTTTGTAAAATACGAAAAATACCTTTCAGCAAGAAAGGTCAAATATTTCACATCGAAGTAACTGGGATCCATAACTTCAGACATTTGAGATGCCCAAGTAAAATCGGTCAACAGGCCCTGGAAAATAGTCTCCTGGAACTGCTTTCCATATTTCGAAAAATTTATATCCCCATTGCGTCGAATTTGAAGTGTTTCTGCGGTTTCCATTTTATCCTAGTGTTTTTAGTGACATAAAAAAGGTGTCGACATCAAACGTCTGAATGCCCTCACGTAGGAGGAGACGGATTAATGCCATTTTGTTTTTATTTGGTGTCGAAGTCTCTAATGTATCATTGATTTTTTGTATTTGATCTCCCGAAAGATTCTTGGTATCTAGATACATCAGACTCCAGTTTCTTTTGGCGGTTGACATCTCGCTAACAATATTATTAAAAAGCGCAGGTGACTTATTTGTAACCCGCTTAGATGCCTCCTCGACAATATCTTCTACCGACAAGTCGACATGTTCACGTAAACTTGTAAAATATTTAGACAAAGTCTTAAAGCCGGCTCGCTCGACTCCTGGAATTCCGTCAGAATTATCCCCCACAAAACAACGAGCAACGCAAAAGTTATTACTAGAGACTCCAAACTTTTCTAGAACTACTTCTGGAGTTATCAGCATTTTTTGGCCCAGCGACCATTGTGACACATTAGAGTTTAAAAGCTGGTAGAGATCTTTGTCTGAAGATACAATCACGCACTTTTCATCTCTAAACTTATATTTGGCAAGATAGCCAATTACATCATCAGCTTCACAGTCAGCAATATAAATTTGCGAAACAGGTACGTGGCGCAGTGCTTCAATAGTCAGCATTATCTGCTGATCATGATTCGAAACTGTATTGGGAATGTCTTCGTTATTTCTATTGAGACGTTGCGGCCTTCTACCTTTTTTATAGTCAGGAAAAATTCTTCGTCGTCGCGGTGATCCACCACTTTCCCAAACAACCACAATTTTTTTAGGATTTAGCCGTTCGCTAAGCGTCCTAATTGCTCCAAGAAATCCTACAAAACCACCAACATGCGCTCCGTTATTGCTTGCTGTCGGATTCACCACAAAATGTCTTATGAAGAGATTCATGGCATCGACCAACATAATAACGTCGCGCATGTTAGTAGTCCTCGGGGCCTAAATCGTCCTGGATCTCCATCGCCACTGCACGAACTTCCTCATATGAATTCTCATCAAAATCTGTAGAGGATGCGTCAGCTATCTGCTTTACCATGCACTTGTCAAGGAGATCGTCAATGTACCTTGAGTATACAGGATCTCGCCAAACACTTCCAAACTCTGCTTTATGAAACTTCTTGTCAAGAATCACTTCGCCGTTCCTGGAGTTTGTAACCAGAATCTGCTTCCAGGCAGCATCTCCGCCTACTTCAACAGTCTCACCAGTCGCTAGCGTCTCTGCGCCGTGCTGTCGTAGAATATCAAAGACTTGCTCGTCTTCGATGATTCCCTTACCAAAGTGAATTTCAAAATTGCATGTCCTAAATGGCGCTGAAACTTTGTTCTTGATTGTCTTAGCGCTGACATTAATTCCAATTGTCTCCTTCGCCTTATTGAGGATGGGAGAGCCTGCACCAAGCTTGATTCTAACTGAAGCATGATATGGGATTGCTGTGCCACCGCTGGTAGTCATTGGGTCGCCATACATTACGCCGATCTTTGTTCGTGTCTGATTGAGGCAGACAAACAGAACGTTTTGATTGGCAATAATGCCTGTGATTTTTCTCATGCCCTTTGAAATAGCTCGAGCCTGCAGGCCGATGCTATTTGCATCGTAATCGCCATCCAGCTCCGCCTTGGGACTTGTTGCAGCAACCGAGTCCCAAATAATTGTAATGGGCACATCCTTGTTCATTGCCTTTGCCTTGACAATTGTCGCCTCAGCAATTGACAGCACTTCTTCAGTACAATGCGTATCAACATACACAAATCGCTTTGTAATATCGACACCCAGCAGACCTAGATTTTCTACAGACGTTGCATTCTCTGTGTCAATGTAGACAACAATACCACCCATCTGCTGTGTTGATCTTGCAATCTGCAATGCAATATGAGACTTACCAATTGACGGTGGGCCAAAGATCTCAATGATACGACCTTCTGGTAGGC